GCTTTATTTCAGTGCCAGCGATATAAACACGATCACCGACACTAAATTTAACTGCACTGGTACATAACAAAGTACCTGTACCATCTACAACTAAAACCTTGTAATTGGGGTGGTCTGCACTGGTGACATTCCCTATAAATTCAGGAGTTTTAGGCAATAAATCTAAAAACTTTTGATATGGGTTACTCATCTGTCACCACCCTTTCAACTTCAACAGTCTGAATAACTTTGTCGTATGTAAAAGAGATGTCCACTTTATCGACAATGCCCCACCATTCGCCGTCATAAGCTAGGATTTCACCAAGCTCACAATGACCTACAGTTTGAGAAATTGGCATCTGTAGAGTATGGACTTCAACCAATCCAGCTTTAGCTAGAAATGCCTTACCAGCATTACCGTAGGCAGAAGCAGCCGTATAAAGTGGATTATTTTGGGTTTCGTACTGTGTTGCGCCATCTGTACCCGTTTTAACGATTTTATATGCATCACCTGTTTTATCGTTTGTGAGCCAAACGGCGTTATATTTAGGGTAATCTGTGTCACTAATACCGATATTTGTTGCTATAGAAGCAGGCACAATACGGTCATACTCAGACATTTCAATCGCATCCCAGTACGTTTTTTTATACTGTGATTTGATGCTTAAAACATTGCTATCAGGCTCACTATAAACAAAGCCACCGCCTGCCTCTGCAATCAGCTTAATTGCCGCTATAGGCGTTAAATTTGAATAAGAAAAGCTCCCTGCTGGCACAATCCAGCCAAGTGCATCTATTAACTCCCAATTCAAAGCAATTGTGCTATTCACACGGTCTAATTCTGCCTGAACCAACTGCACAGACGTTCTTTCATTTTCCTGTGCAAATGTCCGTGTTGGTGATGCTGGCCCAGCAAGTAGCGCCGTTGGGCTTCGTCCAGTCACGGTATAGGTATTATTTGCAAATTGAATCGATTGTGAGCGATCTTCAACTAACATTCGATAATTCTTGCCATTTATCGATACAATTAAAACAACGGGATTGCCATCGGTACTACGTGTTTTATTGATCTGACTTGCTGGCACAGTTAAGCTGAAGTCCCAGCACCATTTAGAGCGATCAGAACCAACACGACCATTTAAAACATGGATAATTTCGCCCGTATCTTCTCTTGTAATTTGTACATCATTCACAATATGCCAACCTTGGACTGGTGCAATCTGCGGAATACAATCATCATTTCCAAAATCTAAAATGATGTTATCTGCATCCACATCTATGCATAAACATTGAAAATCAAAATCGCCTGTACCTTCATATTCTGGTGTTACTGGATCGGGCCACGGATCAACGGCATGTTTTCTGTAATAAATAGCCTGTCCATGTTCCCAATCGATTGAACTAGAGGTAATCAGCTCAAGACCCTTGTCGAACTCAAATGAATAGTGCTTTTCAAAGACTTGGGCCACTTCATGCGAATATGTAAACGCTTTGCGCTGGTGTTCTAGTTCAACCCAATGAACGGCGGTATCCTGGTATGTTTGTTTAGCGGCTTGCCACGGCAATGCCTGCTTTAATCGAATAGCTTCATCTACTTGCCACGCAATAAAAACAGAAGGTTGTAAGCCTATCGCTTTTTCAAATGTGGTTTTTACAGTGCGGCTAAGCGTTGTGGTTCGCTCATATTCGATTGAAACGCCGTTACCTATTCCTAGACTACGTGCAAAAGAAAAGGCGCGTAATAGCGCCTTATGTATTGGTTTCTGCCACGGTATTGCTAAAGCCTGAATATGTGCTGTGGCGCTTTGGTAGCCTGCTGTAAATCCAAGACTTAAACCCAAGTTAAAGTTAATATCGAAATGGGCTTGTATATCAGCAATACATGACAGATTGACAAAAGCATCCAGTGAGCCTGTGACCAGTGTTTTACCATCTGTAAAATCTGCATATATGCCAAGATCAACACTTGCCTCAAGCTGTCCTGTATTGACATTAAGCGCCTGTATATCACTTAAAATGCCTAAATCAACATAAGCATCTAGCGTACCTGTTGTGATGATGAGTTCATTATCTATAAACTCTAAATCGGTTGAACCTGTGGCAAGTTCTTCAAAATCTAATACAACGCCTGAACCATCGTTAAACTCTAAATCTGATGATTCGGTGGCCTCATCCTCAAATTCTAAAGTGATATTTAATCCATCTAGGTCATCTGGAATAACACCCACATTTTACCCCCTTATTCAGCACCCAAATAAGGTTTTAGCTTCAGCGATGTAAGATTGACTGCGCTACCTTCGGCTAAGTTATTATTTAAGAGAGTAATATCACTTCCAACGGTGAAATCCATAATCGCCAAGCCATTGCCATTGTATAGCCGCGCCCATGTTGCTAAGCCTGCGGTTGTGACAAGTGCCGTGTCTGTTGGTTGTAAATTAATACTGTCAGTATTGGTTTGTTTCAGTGAAGGTTTAGGCAGTGTGAGCGTTACCAATGCTTTGCTGGAATCTGCTGCGGTATCTATGCTGGATGGCTTGCTATCACTATAAAAAACAAGGGTAGCATTAGCGCTACCCTGATCAATATATGCAGAAAATGCGGCAAGCATGGCTAAGCCAGCGCCTAAGCTTGGATAGTTCATAATCTACCATCCTTCGTTTTAACTTTATCTTGAATCACGGCGTTGTACTGCTGTGCTGGATCAAATGCCACTACAAAACATTCAAGCCCAATCGCAATATTCCTAAAGCGATATGAACCATCACTTTTAGATGTGGTTTCCCACAACAATGCCCTTGTGTCTTTACGAAATAAGCAAACTTGGGCAGAAGGATAGATTTTCCCTAATTTTTTAACTGTACCTTTGGCAATGCCAAATCCCTGATTTGCATTTGCTACTGTAATGATTTTTTTACCAATTGACGGCATGACAAAATAACCACGCTCAGCCAATTTTGCATAATCTGGGGTATATCCTCCCCAAAATGCCCGAAAGATTTTAAGAGACAATTTTAATCTCCTCAATCGGCACAGCAATGAAAGCTGAAGTATTTAATGTCGTACTATAAGAAGTCATTTGCACTATGATTTTACTATTAAAATCAATATCATTCGTTATAGTTGGGTTGTTTGCTGAGTTTGATAGATCAGGTATATTGGTATTGAAGTAATTAACAGAATATATACCGTAAATATACCCTAGATGCTGTGATGTACTCGCTTCAGTAAGCGGTACTGGTGAACATGCCGTTGTATTAAAACTGTCAATATTATTACTATAATAAGAATTTAAACCATAGCTATTATTAGCTATAGGAAAAAGTAGCTCACTATAATCTTTTCTTGTTTTAACAGGAATATTACCCAAATATGCCATAGCTGATTGTAAAGGTTGATTGGTAAATGCAGTATTAGATAATGCTTGTGCGTTATATCCAAAAACAACCATTTTAGTCTTAAGTGGTTCTATATCTGAATATAGCGTTGAACATGGTAAAATTGCATTAAATTCACCCATGTAGGTTGAATAATAATAACCATTACAAAGAATTGCTAAGTGATAAATACTTCCAACAATCAAACCTTTACCAAAATTATTATAACCTTGAGAATATGTATAGTTATTATATTGGCTGCTTGCAAGCTGACATAAAACAAATTGAAAACCAACTTGTGGCGTTGTCGCCGTTGCATGCTGTGTATTTGTTGCTGTATCTGTGATTGTGCCTGTTGTTGTATCAGCGCTCATCCCTACGCATACTCCAACACTTGAAACATAACCAGCATTTAACTGAAAAACAAAACGCACATAAACGTCTTGCTCACTCAGATTCTTCATTTTATAAAGATGAACACTGCTATCTTCATATAATAAGGACCAACCCAGCGGTGCAATATATGTGGTAATTGTTCCACTTAAAGCCGATGTACTTGAATCAGTAAACGTAACTGTTTGATCCGTTACACTGTCAATATATACCTCTTTGCTATAACCACCCGTTGCTATTACTTTAAGCACACGATCAGCAGCATAGCCATGCGATACACCAAAATTCAATGTGACCTGATTCCCAGTGATTGAAACTGTTGCACCAGATTTCTGATTATATCCAGTCGCCAAAAACTTCTTAAAGACTGCTGGAAATAAAAGCTTTGACCCTGAACAAAAATCTAAGCCAACATCTGAAAAATCAAACATTTTTGTTTGTGTCTGCTTAATCATGGATTTGCTCTCAATAAAAAGCCCACTGGTAAAAGTGGGCATATAAAGTGGTAAATATTTGGTAAAAACAGCGCTTCAACTGGTATAAAACGCCGTTTTTTGGTTAATTTTCTATGCTACTCGGTCAATATCACCGATGAACATAAATTGTGCTGAATCTGACAAAACAGAAGGTTCAGAGGGTTTTACGGTACGAATACACCAGATCGGATACGTTGCAGCTTTGGTATCGAAACGCAAGACATTACCATTCGCCCAACCAGCACCCCAACCCAATGCTTTAATCGTGAAGTATGGCGCATTTGTGACAGGGTTTATCGGTGAACAATCGTTATTAACTGTTCCTGTTGCAATCTGGCCGCTATATTCACCAATAATTCTGAAAGTGGTTGTACTGGTAAACACAATCGCCCAGCGTTCCTGTATAGCGCCGTTGTTAGTGACATCAATCGGGTAAAGCGTATCGTTGTAATTTGCTGAAACACTTGCACCTGTTGCGCTGTCATTAAATACATCTGACCAAGAAGCCTGTACAAATTTATTGGTGTACCGAGCGAACATATCACCGATGACTAATCCAGAACCAACAATTGAATCGGATGCAGAATAATTATGTGTGATTGGCTTATTTAATGTGATTTGACCGTTAATTTGAACATCACTAACAACCCCAATATCGTGATAACGATATTTTGCAGACAACGGCGGAACCAGTGAACCCAATGCAAAATCTCCACTTAATCTAAATTTTCCGTAGTCATAATCTACAGTGTACATAGATGTATCAATCTTAGTCCCCACTGAATCCTCTAATTCACAGAATGAAATACGCTGATCATTTAAAGTATAGGTTTTCCCAGCAATGTAATCAGGCAAGGTATATGATTTAGATGAGCTAATGACTGCAATATCACCTGTTCTAAAGATGGGTACACGCCCATCTGTGGGTAATCGTGTGGCTGATAGACCTAAAATGCTCTCATCCAGTGGAATTGAGCTATACCCCACGGCGTTATAGATAATTGAATCAGATAAAACCCAAATTGGGACATCAATATAGGTCTTGGCATCTTCAGTATATTCATAACGCTGGTCGTACCAGTCGTATGCCTCAATTTCGGCGCGGTTTGTTTCTGTGATTTGGGTTTTTGTCCGAAAAATAATTTCACCCATGCCATAGTCCCAATTAAACCAGCCTGATGCAGATTCAGTATCAATTGTCCCATCTGTGCTTGGCGTAACTGAAATTGTTCCACCGTCTAGTTTAGTCGCTCGAATCGTGACTGAATCAGGACGCAAAGGCATGACACTTGAACGAAAACCAATATGTGAAGTGGACAAGTTATCCATTGTCGTAACCAGTCCCTGTAAAACTGGTGCATTCGATGCACCGCTATTCCAAGAACTTAGCTTAACCAGACCATTGGAATATTGCGCCGTACCAGCATAAGTACCTGATCCTGTTTTTACATCTGGATCACGATATAAAAGCCCAGCTCGGTCAAAATAAACTGAACCACCAAATAAAAACCGCATTGATCCGCTTAATATTGTTTCTGCATAACCATCTGTTAAATCAAACTGCAATACTGAAGCTGTCGGTGTTTCATTACCATTTGATGCACTAGACGTATCTCGATAGTTCATTGATAGTGTGAAAACACTATTTAATGGTGTATCTAGTTTTGATGCATTATAAGTATATGATTTATATGGATACCCAGAGTAACTATATTTATAAGCTGTAACAGATTTACCAAAAGCAACGGATGGATTCATTTTAATCGTCCGATTCAGATAGTCGATTGTTCCTTGTTTTACACCTGTATCTGTACGAACCATATTTCCCGTTGTTTCATCAATGGGGACATCTTTATAGTTGAGCGTCCATACTTTGCCACTTGCTGTCTCATCTGCTGCGGTATATCCACTAAATGAAAGGGCCAATGCAACACTGTTATGTTTAATCGCCCCCGTTCCAGTGACAATAATTTCTGAATTTACAGTACCATTGCTTTCAAATACAGTCTTTAGCCCTTTTTCATAACTCACATTCAGGGTGGTTCCACCATTTGGAAGCACGTTAGGCATTAACTTTGCGGTACTGGATGCATAATCAATTTTCCCTGTTGCATCCCCTGTGAAATTACCTGAACCATCATCCGTTGCGGTTTTGGTTACACCGTTATAAAGCCATGTCACAGATAATGATCCATTCAGGATATTATCTGCATCAAATTTCAATGGGAAGTATGCTTTAGAAATTGGCATGTCTGCACGGGAATATAAATGCAGATCTTCCCCCCAAGTCATAAGAATACCTGAGCCGACATCTGGCAATGCACCACAAGTTAGAAGGACTGTACCTGTACTGTATTCAATTGTACCCGATCCAAAATCCGTACTTGATCCAGATAATAGACCTGATCCATTATCCGTAAGTGTGTAAACTTTACCCAAAGCCACATAAGAAACTTTTAAAGATTTTGGTGCAGGGATTGGCGCTAAAGTCTGAATCCAGTTTAATCTACGGTTTTCCTTAGTCACTTGAATAAGCAAAGTTTCTTGTGGTCGTGACGGTGTAGCGGCTGGCTTAAAAACAAAATTGATTGTTGCTGTTCCTGTGCCTGCATTGCTTGTCCAATTGATTAGTCCATATTGGTAGTCAATCGTGCCATACACGGTGCCACTCGAATCAACCAATTGACCGCCTTTATCCGTTAATACTGCACCAAAAACAGTACAACTAAACGTATTTGGCAATACTGCACAGCCGATATAACACGCCTGAGTCGTGCTAACGGTGATATTTTTGCTTGTACTAATAGTTTCATTATTTGATGCAATTAGCGCCGTATTTTCACCTGAAGCACTCACATCGGTAACAGGTATTTCCGTTTCAGCGCTTGGGATGATTTGGATATACGCACTTTTTGCATTAACGACAGTATCAGCTACGGAAACATCTTCTGATAGTTTTACCGAAGCATAGTATTTACCCGTATCAGCCACGATGGTTTCACGCAATAATGTCTGTGATTTCGTGCCGCTATACCATTGTGCTGCTGATATTCCTACAAAATCATATTCAAGAGCGCTATTAATCGTATAAGTTGCAATCTGATATTCAACTTCTTTTTGATCAACCACAATTTTAGCGGTACGTGTTGTAACAGCAGTTACACGTACAAATTGAATTTGTTCTGTGCTTTTACCTTCATTCTGAGCAAGAACCAAAGTTGTACCAACTGGATAAGCTGTTTCTGAGGTAAATAATGCCGTTTGGATCTGCTTCATGCCCTTATATGCGGTATCAAGTAATGACCCAGCAGCCTGTCCACCTTTGGCTAAATAGTTCTCTACACGGTTTTGTGCGCTGCTACGGGTATCAGTCCAGCTTTCAGTCGAAAATAGGCTAACAGACACATTTTCATCATCTGGATTCTTTGCAATAAATGCGATTGCACTCATAAGCTTCGCTGTATCATTGGTATTGACAGCAAAAAATACTTTACGCATGGATACATCACCCATTGCCCGATCAAGCATAGATGTATCATCAAATATGTTATTACTATACCCACCTTCTACCTTTTCACCATTGTACTGTCCACCGCCGTCATCTGTATCTGTATTACGCTGTGAGCCATAGATAACAAGGTTATTCGTTTCAATTGCCATCCCGTGTAAACTCCAAAAAACGTATGGTTGCGTTGTAATAATCATCTTCCGAAATGGTCGGAAATTCTTTGACTGGCGTAGCTTCAAATGCCTTACTTTTGTGATTAAAAATCACATTGAAAGAGCGATTGTCATGCGGATATGTAAACTGCAATGTGAACTGTTCAGCTTGTGCAAGTGACCAGTCATAAAGCTTGCTTAAGTCTTTGCGTTTGATCCAGCCCTGACCAACATCTTTAGAAAGAAGGGTAATTTCACGTCCACCCTTCTTTTTTCCTTCCTGAACAATGGGTGTGCCATCCACGGCGAACTCAATATTTTGTGTAATTGGTTCCCAATCAAATTCATCTGTCCATAAAAAACCGTCCTCAATTTGGACGGTTTCTTTTGTACTTTCACGTTTTAAGATCATGTTTAAGAACTCTTTTTATGTCGCCCCAATGTTGAGAAAATTTCTTCTAACGTATCTGCCTGCGATGGTGTTGCTATTACTGTTGCTGTACTGCCATTTGGTGCCTCAATTTTGAGTGTGCGTGTTGTGCCTGTTGAATTGTTCACGTTTGCGGCTGCGCTTGATGTTGTATTAGCTGCGGTATTGCTCTGTTTTGCTGCTTGTTCAGCATATTGCTGAATTTTTTCATCGACTGCTGCATAGTTTGAAAGATTCGGAGAACCGCCACGCATCTGTGTATACATTGAGTCTGTATAACCATGGCTCATGTAGTAATCGCGTGAAGCATAAGCAGCACCAACACCGCTTTGTCCTTTAGTTTGGTTATAAATCTTCTCTGCAATACTTTTGGCCTGAGCATCATCGTAACCCTTACTTTTCAATTGATTAGCAATTGATTCTTGTGTTACCCAGAAGTTACTCATTGACGTACCAGAAGATATGCCAAATGCTGAACTTTTGGATGACGCATTTTTGATGCTGTTTGCCGTCTTATCCCAAGCATCTGAAACGCGGTTGGCTTGTTCTTCCCCAGCATCTCCAAGGCTTTTAAAACTATCACTGGCCGCACTTGTTGATGTTGAAATATTCGACACGGCGCTCGATACATTATTTGCAGCAGAAACAGAGTGCTTGCCCATGCTATCAACAGAATCAGATAAGCCATTTATAGCCAATTGATTCTCATACCAAGATTGCTTAGCAGTATTTCCAGACGAGTAAATGGAATCACTCATCTGAGTAAGGGCTTGCTTTAACTGTGATGTTGTAGCTTTACCACTGGATAACATGACGTTATAAGCATCAAGATAGCTTTGCGCCGTGATATCGGCTTGCTCTTTACTGACTAAGCCAAACTGACTGAAAGCTTCAGCCAGAGAATTAACGCCTGGGGTTGCTTTATCAAGTTGTGCATTAACATCAATTAACTGTTGCTTAGCTTGAAGTAGTAGGCCATTAGTAACTTGCGTTCCTAAAGTCCCCCTTAAACCTTCAATTTTCGCCTGAAGCCCTGCTATTTCTTCCTGATTGGTCGCCGTGCTAATGGCTTTACTTAGACTTGCTGACAATGCAAGAGAGGTATTCACCCCTTTTGCTGATAGCTCATCTAAACTCGCAATCAGTACGTTTACATCATTCTTTGCAGAAATAAATGCTTGGGTTGATTTACCCTCAAGCTGTTCATAGCTGAAACCAGTACGGCGAATGGCCTCGTCAAGTATCGCGCCGTGTACCAGTGCTGTACTTTGGATTGAATTATTGTACTGGGTTTGCAGAGTCGTGATTTTTGCTTGTGTTGCGTCTATATCATCCTGATATTTTTGGCTTTGTGCCTTGAAGTCGTTATAACTCAGACCATCTGAATTTTTAACAAAATCATCATAAGCCTTTTTCTTTACAGCTAAGTCCTGATAGACCGCATCCATTTCGCTCTTGATTTGAGCGCCAACGGCAGAAAAGTTAGTCTGAAATGCAACTAAATCCTGACCCTGTAGACCACTGGCTAAAGCCTTGCGAATATCGTCACCTGTGGCGATACCTTTCGCCTGAAGTGCTGATAAAGCTGTAATCCCGTTATTGATCCCGTCAAGATTGGTAAAGTTGAATGAATCAGAAACCTTTTTCATTGCATCTACAACGGTGCTACCAGCCTTGACCTCCTTATCAAAAGCATCAACCACGTTCTTTGTTGCATCGGTTAGACCCAAAGCAGCATTTTTTGCTGTTTCAGCAGCAGCAGCTTGACGGCGTTTTGCTTCTGCGGCCTCATCTGCCTTTTTCTTTAATTCCTCGTCTTGTTTGGCAATGATTGCTTCATTTTCTGAAACAGTCTTTAGACCCTGTGCATGAAGAACTACCTTTGCAATTCCCTCGCCCAGTGCTTCACCAGCTTTTTTAGCAAGATCATAGGCAATAACAAGCCCAAAGATTGCAGCAGCAAATGCCCCGATCTTTGAAATACCAGACATAAAGGCATTGTTTAATGCACCAAGTTTTTGCCCGATAGTGGTATTCGATGCAGCCAGCGCATTATTTGCCGCTGTTAAGCGGCTTGCTGCTGCTGTACCTTCAGCACGTACAGCGTTTAGGCGCTGCTCTGCTGCGGCAATCTCTTTAGTGACTTGTGCTTGTACCTTACCTAGCTCAGCCATGCGTGTGATGGATTGAGCGCGTCCAGTGGCGTTGTACTGCGCTTTTAATCGCTCTTGTTCTAACTGCATTTCAGCTAAAACAAGCGTTCTGGTCGATTGAAGGCTTTGCAACTGTGCCAAAGCTTTACCTGACTCGGCACGGGCTTCCTCTACGGCGCTAAGCGCTACGGCTTGGTTGGCTTGTGCTAATTGTCGTGCTGTTTGAGTTTGGTTTTGATTAGCTTGGCTGGTGGACTGAGAAGCACGGGCATTTTCAAGTTCAGCCTGTGTATTAGCTGCTAACTGGGAAGTGCTAGCACGAATCGCTGTAGCAGTATTGGCAAACGCCGTGGATTTGGCATTTAAATAGCTAACGAGCTGTGTGGACTTATAAAGCCCAACAACCTCAATAACATTCTTAAATGCTGCAACGATGCTGTCCAAATGGTCGGCAAGATACTTGATACCATTGGCGACAGCTGTTGTAACCCCTGTGGTTTTATCTAGCTCTCCAAGGTAGACCGTCCATGACGATTTTAAGTTTTGTACAGCATTTCCAATTGTGGTCGGAAATTTTGCAAATTCGCCGTTAATTACTGTGGCTTGGCTTAATAATGCCTTTGTAACAACTTCAGAAGATAACTGGCCGTTGTTTGCCATGTTCCGAAGCTGACCAATCGTAACCCCTAAACCGTCTGCCATTGCACGGGCTAAACGAGGTGTTTGCTCCATAACGGAGTTAAATTCTTCCCCCCTTAAAACCCCTGAACTAAGGGCCTGATTCAACTGGAATAAACCAGCTTCAGCAGATTCAATAGGGCCACCAGATACCTGAACAGCCTTATTAATTGTTTCAGTTAATGAGAGGATGTCTTGCTGAGTTAGCTTAAATGAAGCACTTGAGTTAGCAGCACGTAAAAAAACGCTTTGCTGCTGCGCCCCCATATCCTTAGTTGCCGTGGTAATTTTAGTATATAACTGCGCTGTAGCTTCTAAGCTGGTATTAGTACGCAATGAAATACCGATGATGTTTTGCATGGCTTGAGAAAGGTTTCCATGCTCACCAATTGCTACACGTACACTAGCAGCTAAGTTTTTATAGCTATCAGCCGTATCGAGCATTTCTTTAGCAGTCACACCGATACCAAGCGCCGCTAAGGTCATCATTAGCTTTGAGAAAGCACTCTCAAGCGCATGGGCCTGTGTTGTCGCTGCATTGGCTGATGTTTCTGTACGACCTAAATCGTTATTTACAGTCGTGATTTTCCGATCAAATTGATTGGCCGTGTTCGATGTTGACTGTAAGCTACGGTTCAACTGATCAATGCCATCCGCACCGTTGCCTGCCGATTGGCGTAAACGCTCTGACTCTTGACGTATTAAGTCGAAGAACTCTTTAGCCTGAACCTCAGATTGTTTAAAGTTTGAGATTAGGCTTTTAACATCGGCATCAATCACTAACTTAAATGTTAAGTCTTTACTCGCCATACTTTACTTTTTCCTAGGCATAAAAAAACCGACCTGATGAGATCGGCTTTAAAACTCTGTTTACGCTTTATTCACGGCGTAATACGCTCTGATTGATTGCCTATAGCTTCATAAGCATTAATTCACCACACCAAAGGCATTAACGCTATTGCTGCATAACTGCTTAGCCTTATCGCTGGCTGATATATTCTCTGATGTTAATCTTGGATAAGCCCCAATAGATTTATAGTATTCAATGCCATTATTTATGCACGTTCTTTGTTTCTGTGATGCGGCATTATCTTGTTGTCCAGAATTCCTACTGTTATATATTCCAAAGCTCACGCAAAATGCAATGATGATCGTAATAAATAAAACATGAATAAAATTTAATTTGAACTTTTCCTTTTTTAAAGGTTTTTCTAAAGCAAGTTTTTTATTTAATTCATCTTCATTATTCTTAATGACTCTTTTGGCCTTATTGTATAGATGAACCCATGCTTTATTTTTATCATCTTCGGTTAGCTCACTAAGAGAAAATTCAAAATGTGTGAATTTCTCTCTAAAGCTATCAACAGAATCATAAACGCTTTTATTTGCTGAAATTAGCTCTTGGCAATGATTCTGAAAATAACCATCTATTCTTTTATAGTAACTAAAATCAAGCTTTGTTTTCTGCTGTTCCATAATTTATATACTTAATTTATAAAAAACATAGATTGATCTTAATAAATAGTTATTTTTTAATCAATAATTACGCCGTTCTGAACATAGAAGCGTCTGCCATTTGTACAATCTACAAATGAAACAAGCTCATTGGGGTATGTTGAGCGCGATTCTGAATAAGCAACAAAAAACACCTGATCACAGTCAGTAAGCTTAGAAACCACTTTAGCGGCTTTTAAATCATGCTCATAAATAGCTTTTAACCCAGCATCACCAACTTTGGCATGTAAATTATGAAAACCAATCTTTGTATATTTTTGACATGCATCTTTAGCAATCTTACCCATTTGTTACATCCTCGCTAAATTTTTCAAATTGATCTTTATCGGCATGGAATGCAATTCGCATATAGCTGGCATTACCATAAATCTGATATTTCTGTTGTTTCTTTACAGCATCAATATAAGCCATAAACATGCCATAACCCATATTCATAATACTATCATGGCTATGGCCTGCATTAATCAAAACCTGAAATGAATCGAACCAAGTTACATCGGATTTTTCAGCGACTCTAGGCTTTGCTCTTTGGGTTTTCTCATAATTATCAAAATAGGCAAAATTTGCCTGAATTACTGCTTTGGTTAATATGAAAACATGAACAGGATTATGGACAAGGTCAGCAATATATTGATCATTCTTATCTATCACTAGACGAATCATGCCAAGGCAATTATTAAAATATTGGCCCGTAACTTCAGCAACTAAATCATCTGTAATCTTTTTATGCTTTAAAAACTCTTTGATTGATTCAGCTTGTTGAACAAAATCATCAAAGTGTTTCATTCTGATTTGATGCACTGCTATGGGTTCATCAAGCTGAACAATTAAGTGTGCATTATTTGCAAAGAAAAAATCATTCATAAATAAGCCTAAAATATAGGCACAAAAAAAGCGCTATTGCGCCGTTTTCATACCTATTTTCAATTAAAACTTAGATAAAGACAAATTCTCCGAAATTGCCTAAATCTTCGTCAGTTACTTGGGTGGAATCTGGAAGGGCCATACCTGAAACTTTCCATTTACCATATTCTTCATGGATCATTGGGAAATCGACATCTGGGGTTTTCATGGTACGCCAGAGCGTTACTGCCATTTTTTCTTTATTGCCTGCTGTATTCTTCCCTTTAAAGAAAAGTAAATATTCTTTTGAGAAGTCAGTGGCAATTCCGACCTTTGTTACTTTCCCTGTTTTTGCAGTGTAAGTAAGTGGCATGGTTAGGCCATCAATATCATTTACAATTAATGTACCAAATGGCGCATCTAATACATATTTTGAAGGATCAACTACTTTAGGCGTTGCAGCAGAATCATTTAATACAAATTCAGATAGATTGTATTTACCTAAACGGATCATTTCACCAGCTACAACAGTACCAAGCGAAGTTTTAGGCAGGGTATCTTCTGCAACATCTTTAGAATATGAACTTAGTAAAAACTCTAAGTTTTTTGCCGTTCCTTCTTCTAATTCTGTTTCAAATTTAACCCCCATGTCTTTTGTCATAACATCATCAACAGCACGAATACCTGTACTAGACTCATTATGCTTAACAACTGTTGCAGTAACAGAAATCTGAAAGCTTGGGGTGTTTCCGACTGGATATAACGAGCCTGCTACGCCGTTGATTAATTCTGCAAGAAATAATTCACCTTGCAGTGAAAAATATCGTTTTTTAGCCATTTATTATTTAGTCCTGTGTTGCTTCTGTTGGTGTTGCTGGATCACTGTTTTCCTGAACTGGCGTTTTTTCCTGTTCTACGGCGGAATCACCTGTTTTTTCACTACCTTCTAAGGATTTTTGCACCGTGGTTTCATCTACGGAGGTTTTAGTCACTTCAGTAGCTAAATCGGCTGATTCTACTTCTTCAGTTTCTTTAACCTCAGAGATAGCCCCTTGATGCAACCAAATAGCGATTTGACGCGGTGGAAAATCGCTAATAATTTCACCTTTTTTAAAGCGACCAATGGTTTTATTGGCTTGATAACGTGGCATTTAAGCCCCCTTAAATTTCTATTACGGCATCAAAAATAGCTGATAGGTAGCTACACGCTACAGAGTCAGCATCCTGTGCATCGACAAACTTTAGCTTTCTGATTGCTGAATCAGGTTGCCAGCCTCTTAAAAGTCTAATGACTTGGCATAGCAAACTGCCTGCCTGATCCAATACGGTGCTATTGTCTAGCTGTGATTGAGCATTACGACAGGCAATAGTGACCGCATAACGCTGGGTAATCATGTTTGCATCACCATTGCCAGCGCTTGAGGATGGAACAAGGTGCATAAAATAAATGTGCGCTGAAGGTGTAATCTGTGACATTTCAGTCACTTTAGCGGAGTTAGCAGGCGTATAAATCTGCAATATTCCTGTAATTTCCTTTAGCTTTTCAGCAATTTCACCACGCACTGCAAAAAAATCGTTGCTATCGTCCATTCATTAAAAACCCCGAAATAACATCAATGATTGATTCCTCATCATCTTTATTAATTCCCAAAAATGAGCGCTTCGGCATATTCACGACATAAGCCTTGGTCATAACTTCCTGAACAAAATTAGAACGGGATTTACGAACAAACTTATTCCCAACAGTACCGTCCTTATTCTGTTTGAAATGAAGGTGTCTAAGACGTGCGCCGTGGCTAACTGGCCCACCAGAGTTATGAATAGCCGCATAAACGACATTTGTTCCAGCTTCAACGCCGTTTGGTAATACGTTGTATGTGAATGAGTTTAAAAGCCGCCCTTTATCGCGTAGCGTTTGCCCGTTTTGCTTTATGGCACGTTGTGACCTTTTCCACGGTACGCCGTCAATATCACGCTGATTCATAAAGCGTTTACGGGTAATCTCGACAATTTCAGCACCAATTTGTGCAAAGAGTGCATTTCGGTTGAGATTGGCTATCTGATTTAGGGCTTGAATCACTGGGGATTCATTGTCCATTTTGATCTTTATACTCACTGCCATAGAATCACCAAGAACGGCGACTGTGCATGTGAATTGATGGCATCATGTCTAGTACATCATCACTAAACATGCCACCTGTATAAGATGCACCGATGGGTAAAATGGACGGGGATTGCTGCGGTTTCTCGCTGGTTACTTCTTTCTTGGCATTCAGAATAGGTAATGTACAAGTACCATTCGCAATACGTGTTAGATACAGAATTTCATTTTTATAGCGCTTCTCAACTTCTTCCGTTGATTGCTGAAAATACAAATTGTATCGAGCAATATTGCATGCCACTCGCTCAAACGTTGCAGGAATGTCAGTAATAGGTAAAGAGTATTTAACCCCTACATAACTGTCGATTTCCTCTGTAGCGTCCTGTAGCGCATTTTCAATAGCTTTCGGATCACTTTGCATAGCCTGTAAGCTCTGAACTTCAATTTCACCAAAGCGAGCCACCAAATTTTCTTTAGTGGCATAGGGCATGATTAAAATCCTTATGTTGAGCTAACGAGTTTCACCAAGGCTTTAGGTTTTAAACATGCAGGCAACTGGTTAGCCTGAACATGTAAATCCATACCACGGTTATATTTACGTGGCTCTTGCTTCGCATAGATTGGCAATGCCAGTGTATTTACGGTTTCACTAAAATCTGCTGGTGCAAGACCTGTGATAAATACGTCCTGTGTCCCAACAGGGTATGCATGCCCTGTTTTTTCAGCAATCAACGGCGTAGAACCAACTTTCTGACGGTTTACAATAAATTTTAGACCACAAAATTCAAAGCCACTCTTGCTTGATTGCCCTAGCTTCTCCTGTGCAGCAGCCCAGCCCAAGTAAACTTCTTTAACTTTTTTATGATCTTTTAAGGCATCATAGAAGGCGCGATCCACTTCAACTTCAATAGAATCATAAATTTCCTGACCTAGACCATCTTCAACCTTATCAATAACATCCTGACATTTGGCTTTAATATCTGTTGTATCTGTACCTAAGAGAAAATCTACAACATTTTGAGTTACACCAAAGTCAACATGATAGTCGACTAATACTGTACCGTCCGCATCCAAAATAATGCCTTGCTTCGCTTTACAACGGCGATAAGATAATGTTTGGTCAACATTATTTTTCATGCTTTGTAAAGTGTCTAAAACTTTTTTTCCAACAGTTTCCATTTCTGTTGTAGAGCCAAAAGCACGTACACCGATCAAATCCGATGCCAAAACTTTATCTTCAAGTGGCATGTGTGGAATCAGCCAGTTTTTAGCAGTACGTTTCCCTTTTGGGTTTTTAGGTGCTACACCACCCCATTCAGTGGTAGGCACTAAAATTGAAGTTTCTGCATAAAACTCAACTGGCATTGAATTTGTTGTAAGTGGAACTTCACGGAACAAATTTACATCGTTAGGGTTCCCGATACGCATCGGAAGATTATTAATTGATGCTGTAAGCTCTGTAAGTGAAAAAACGTCATCCCATTCCATATATAAAAACCTTATGCTAAATATGCTAAACGCACTAATGTAATGTTAATTTTTGCTAAATCGTCTAATGCTGCTGCTTCTTGCCCTGCGGTAAGACCATCTTTAAAGACAAGATTTTCGGCAACTACTTTCGCGATACGTGCCACGATTACGCCGTTGGCGGTATTGCTTGAATCTGTGGTCACAGACTTACCTGTGTAAATTCCTGCGGCGACTTCGCTTACTGCACCGCTATAAGCCTGAATTTCTTTATTGCTGTTGTATGAAACCACCTGACCATCTACAAGCGACTGATCTACGGCAATAATGACGTTTTCACGGCTTGGTCGATGATTTCCGTCCAATTCTTCAGCAAGCCAATCTGATGTTACTTGCTTTTTAACGTATGACTTAACCATACATAATCCCCTGATTATTAAGATTTATTACGCTTTGCTGCTGCTTCTGATAAAGAGAACTTCTTAGGCTGGTTTCCGCCACCGTTCCCACCTTGGTTATTTTGCTGTTGCTGGCTATTGGCCTGTTGCTTAAACAGGTAATCTGGCAAGCCATTACCCTGCTTAGATTTATTTGCAGAGAACTGGCGTAACTGATTGCTGTTAAATGCAAAAGCTGTATCGTCCATTGCGGTGTAAGCTTTTTTGTCTGCTTCACTGAACTGGGTATTTAGCTCAGTTTCTAAGCTTTTAATGTCGCTTTCACGTTTTTGGTCTTTGAACTGTTTAAGTTCAGCTTCCGCCGTGTCTTTAGCTGCTACAGCATCGTTACGCTCTTTTTCAAGTTCTGTAATTCGAGCATTGGCTTTTTCGAGTTCGGTCATTTCGCCGTCCTGTTGTTGATTAAATTTTTTAGATTGGTGACTTGCTGCAACGGCGCTTGTATTTGAATCAGCACCGAGTACACAAAATGAAATTTCACGGATCACACCACCACGAAAAACAACTACTGGCGCTTGAATCTCCCGACCGTTCACATTGACTGAACCCTTCTCTATAAATTCAGTAGACTGTGGATCAATAAAGACAGACATTTGCCAAGGAAATTCGTCATCACTATCCTGTGCAACTTCTTGGGCATCTTCATTAGAGAGAAATACACCAGAAACCTGTAAACCTTTGGCATAGTCCTTAATAAAGCTCTTAACTACACCAATACGTTTTCCAGTATTGTGTTCAAGCAAAGCTGCTAAAGGAGTAGCGATTTGCATTGAGTCAAGGTCAAAAATGACATTTCCCCAATAGTGATGATTTTCAATCACTTCACCGCTATACGCCGTTCCGTTAAATGTTCGTACAGGTGGCTTTCCTTCACCTGCATTGGTTGTACCTACAGAGAAAGGACTCGCCTTAAAACAAAAAGCCGCACGATCTAACGGCGGCTTTTGGCTATTTGGTTCAGGCATTGAAATGCTCCAAAAAATCTATTAGCTCATAAAAAAAGCGCCGTGATTGGCGCTTGTTATTTACCCTGAAGGCTTAAATATTCAGACTCTTTAATTTCAATCATAAATTCATTAATGACCTCTGTATCACCAGACACACGTACAACGGCGATATTGTCCTTTTCAGCCAATTTAGTTACACCACCAAAAAACCAGTTTCGTGAACATAGTTTATTGAGAAGGTCATCCATGCCATATTGTTTTAAAAACTGAATTGGAAGCTGTTTCGAGATTTCAGAAAAGGCTTTTTTATTGGTCTTGCGTGGCAAGTAGAAATGCACCTGTGAAACATTTCCCCTGTCTGTCACTGTCCCTGTACCTTTATGCATCCATACCTTTTTATCAACTGTATGTTGCTTGCCATCAATCTTATAAAAACCACGACAGCGCCAAGTGCCTAAACTTTCGCCATTATTGGCTTGTAACCCTGCGCCGTCAAAACCTAGCTTTTCTGCTATTTCTTGAACATCACAACGTAATTTATGTCGTGCATCTAATGTGCTTGAAATCTCTCGTACTAGCTCATGATTTTCAATTTTATAAAACTTGGTCATTGTGAACCTCCACAAAAAAATAAAGCGCCATAACGGCGCTACTGGTATTTATTTCATTGGTTTAAATTGATTTGATTAATGCAAATAGCTTTTTTTGTGAAAGATTATTAACTTCATTAGAACTTTTATATTGATACGTTCTTTGTAAAAATTCCATTAACTGAAGCTTTTCAGAAAAGTTATAGCAGCCATTAATTATTTTTTCTTTCTGTACGTGAACATTGACACCTAATCGTTTCTTACTTGGATTAGAAATACTCTCTTTAAACTTATCTAAAAGCTCCTGATCTACTGGCGTAGATACAATGACAGCATCCAGTGCATATAAATGCCCTTCTTTGACAACCTGAACAATATCAAATGGTGTAAAACCAATTTCACCATTAGTTTGTCGTGCATCTTCTGATTTTCCATCAAGAAAATACCATTGTCCCCATGATCCTGAACTTGCCTCTAACTCAAGCTGAACCATGTCAGGTTTTTTTTGATCAGATTTAACAGAAATAACTTTCACATAACCAGAACCTAAGTCCAGTACAATAAAATCACCAGCAGTAATACCCTCTAACATAATCAATTCACCAATGCTCTAAGTGTGTAAACCATTTGCCCGTTTTTATGCTCAATTTTGACCACTTCAAAGGACAATCCAATCTCAAATAAAACGCCTTGGCCTGCATTTAGCTTTTCAGCATCAATGCCTAAACCCTTAACATTTTCAATGTTAAAAAGAACATCACCGCCCATATTTGTCATAAATAACGGCGAATCTAGCGAAATGACTTCACCAACATTAAAACTAGATGCATAAGCTATAGAAACACTGCCAGAAACGGCGTTATTTTCATTTACAGCAATGTTTTTGATTCTAGCCATGTCATCCATCACCCATCCCCTTAAAACGCCAGTAGAGAGCGTATTAGGTGCATGATTCAGAAACGCCGTGATCTGTTCACTATTCCCTTGTACATAATCAAGAAATAACTTGATTGCACTTGGTCTAATTTCAGGATCAAGCGGCAACGCTGTATCAAATATGGTGTGAAATAAATCACGGCTTGAATCTGTCATAGGTGCAAGTAAGCTGGTTAATTTCTTGCTTGCAGTCCATTCAGCTTGAACACCTTTTAAAGAGTCATCGAATAGACTTGGATCAAGTCCTGATTCCATGATCTTTTTATGTGTAAGGTCTGACATTTCTCCAAATGTCATCGGTGAAGTTGTAAAGCCCATTTCAGCCGCCAACTGTGGCAATTTATCGTCTGGTGTAATGCCTAGTTTTTCTGCCTGTGCCTTGGTTAAGGAAATAACAGAACAACGGCAACGAAAGGCCCACGGCGGATAGTACATCAACCAAAATGGGTCATCTATATGCCGAATAATCCGATTAAGCGCGATATGTTCTGGACGTACTCGGTCATCATCAATAGCCGAGTACATCAAATAAGGTCGGGTATCGCGGCTACTGATTTGCTGAGTCCACCGCCCAAAGCTGTACGCCGTTTGCACGTTCTGCCGAAATACCAAATCTAGGTACTTTGGGCTTAATCGAATGCCATTTTCAAAAACTTCATTTTTAAAGTCTTGGAAAGTTGATCCGTTGGCAATCGCCTTATTAACCGATTGTATGACTGACTTAATTTGCTCAATGCTAGATAAGAAACTGACCGTTGTAGATAACTGTCGAGTCTTTAAATCTAGCGAATAGAACTCACTGGGCAATACAACCTTTCGAGCCTGTGCGAATTTAATCGCCTCAAGAAAGGTAACAGGTTGCATAATTACCTCACGGCGCTTTATTTAGATAAAAATTCTTTGCAGTAAGCCACAATGCAAAATAGCTATCACGCTGATCAAAATAGCGCCCTAACTTTTTTCGATTATATTTATCAAACTCAGAAAATTTAAGGCCCATGTGTTCAGTCATAAATGCCTCAAACTCATCAAATAGTTTCTGCATATCTTCATACATTTATTTCACCTCACCAGCAAAACAAAAGCCCATAACAGCACCCACATAAAGCGCATGGTCTAGCTGCATATTGAATTGGGATTTAGTAGCAATTGGGATTTGCTTCACTAGATTTTCTGCCAAGGCTTCTATGCTTGAACTTTCAGCAAATAGGTTTTTAATCTGTTCGCCGTCCATTAGCTCAAAATCAGGCTGTAAATCCGTGATTTGCTCTATTTGCTGCTGTTGTGGTGTGAACTTTGCCTTGCCTGCTGCAAAATTTAGATATTGCCGTGGTAAATCTGAGAATGACTTAAACGGCGTTTGCTGTGTGTTATCAGCTACATCACCATCTTGTAATGCATACTCACGCTTAAAATACTGCGGTGTAAGTGCGGCCCCAGCATTTTTTAACTTAACATCACGATCCGCTTTATCTGACTGAAGGTTTTGCTCATCACCCATAATTACAGTGACACGCTTCCACCCGTTCAGGTCACATAATGCATTCACGATGTTTTGTACCGTAGTGCTTACCATGCGTATGTCTGCATCTATCTTGTCTTGCTGTACCTGTAAATGGACAGTACCTAATGCACGACTTCCGCCGCCGTCCGTTCCACTGGTAAGCGTTTGGCCGAGGATTAGCTTTTGTATGTTTCTCTCGATACGGTCACTAAATCCCTCAAATGCAGACGGGCCACTATTACCCTGAGCATTAATAGCCTCAATACTTTCATTGGAATTTACTGCAATAACACTAGATGCATGGGCCTGTAACAAAGCATTACGCATAGCTTGGTTATCACCAACAGACTTACCGACTAAAAGCGGATTACCAAAGCGCTCTACGAACTTGGCCCACATTTTCCAGCTTCCATTTTTGAAGAACCAAAGCCAGTACAAACGGCTTAAAAGCGCTTCTCCATATGGGTTTTTATAGGTCGGCTTGCATTGGGTTAAAAAGTGCTTAAATGTCTGGTCACAATCAATATCCTTGCCCTGATCGTTATATGCAGCATAAAGAACTAAACGCCCGTCTTGCTTGGGTTCATACCACTCTAAAGGCTTTTCACCAATCCAAGTCCAGCCGATGTATGGCGTAATAGTGTCGCCGTCTATATGTAATGCATTTTGGTTGTACTCAGCTTCAATAACTGAATATCCAAACCAACGGGCATTTTGTGCGCCTAGAACAATGCGGCCCCACCATAACTTGAGTAAGTCCGTGATGATTTTAGAAACTGCATCATTATCAGACTCAATACGAAACGGCGTTTTTTCTAAGCCGCCCTGTCGCTTCTCAATACATTGATAAATTTCATCATCATATAGCAGCTTGCTAAGTCTTGATCGGCTAATCCCTGCACTGACTAAAACTTCGTCAATATCGGGGGCCTTAGTTAAATACTTAATTAAAGCTGTTTCAGCCTGCTGCTTAAATAAATAGTCCCCAGCAGACTGAGGACTTTGGATTTTATTGCTAGGCTTTTTATCGCCCTTGCCTTTATTACCTTTTGCCATTCTTTATCCTGTTGCTGGTGGTTGATAGTTGACTGTCATCACCATATCTTCGATACCGTCAATTAATGTATCCACTTGGTCGTCATGGTCATGCGTCATTTTTGCGTTAAATGCCTCACATTCTTCTAAGAAATCGGCAATCCACGGCGCAGACATTGGGATCATGACTAAACGATCATCTGGATTATTTGCATAGTCATGCTCTAAATGAACTTGTACGTCCATAAAGCGAGAGAGTTTGTCTGTGCCACGCTGTACAGGTATGCAAGGCACACCGCCGTAAGTTCCTAAATTTTGAATAAGCTGTGTGCCGTGGGCCTTATCTTCAACTTTCATGTAACGAATTGGGCGCGATAACGGCGTATAGACCTTATGCTTATCAATAAATGCCTGTGCATTGCGGTTTAAGTCTGGTGCTGTCCACTTGCCACGCAAAATGTCCAGAATGTAGATTTTCCCATCCACACCTAAGCCCATGAGCGTAAATACAGACCAGTCGTTTTCCTCTTTGACCTTTTGCGCCGTATCGACATAAATTGCCCTAAATACAAGCTGTGGTACGTCCTTGTAACGTCCGAACCATTCACCCTTAATTAAGTCACCGCCCAATTTCTTAGGCGCTTGCTGGTACTGACTGCTGAACGTATAGCGTGAAACGGTTGCACCTTCCTTATTTGTTCCGCCACGTTCAAGCTGAAGCAATGATTTAAGCGTTTCTTTTTGAGGCCAGTAACTTTGTCGGCCTTTTTCGTCACGCTCAATATCACGCGGTACAAGCTTCTGTATATGCTCTGGCAACTCATCTATATAGCGATCATCTATCAATGCAGGGATAGCGACTTGTTGCCATTCTCCCGACACGTTACCACTCATTAAGAAATGCGTTGGATCTTCTACATGTAAACGCTGCATGATCATAATGATTGGCGTATCTGAACGCGCACGGCGTGAACTGACCGTGTTTAAAATCACACGGTTGGCATTGTCACGGCCAACTTTACTAAATGCATCTTCAGGTTTAAGCGGATCGTCCAGAATGATACAACCTGTAAAGCCTTGGTCTGCTAATGTACCAGCGCGGCGGCCTGTAATCTGTCCACCCAATGAAGCAGCATAAATATGCCCTGCTTCATACCCATCAACCTTAGTTTTCCAGCTCGATTTAGAATCTGTGCTGTTAGATATAGTGGTGGGCCATAAATGTTGAAAATCGTCAGATTTAACGATATTTCGCGCCGTGGCTGATACGTCCTCAACCAATGACTTTGAATATGACAAATACAAAAAACGTGACCGTGGATTTAGTGCAAGTCCACGCGGCATGATGTTTGTTGTAAGTTCGGTTTTCCCCGCGCCTGGGGGGACATTAATCACTAAATTAGGAATGTTCCCATTTATTACCTCATCTATGAGCCAAGCGACATATACATGATGCCAATTGACCATGAATTTAAAGCCCATACGGGGCTTAAAGAAACGGCGCGTAAAATATAAATGATCTTCCTCGCAAAGCGTTTGCTCTGCTATGTCTTGCACTGTAAGCATGATTAGTACTCATCTTGCGCTTTCTTCAAACACTCTTTGATATGTTCTTTTATTTCTGCTGGTGTCAGTGGTATAGGTTGCTGCGGAACTGGTAAAGTTTCGCCGTCCTTGCCTGTAAGCTCGGTTTTGGTCTGATTTGTAAATTGACCACCCATGTCTTTAGCTGCCTGCTCCATGATCTTGATTGCCATAGCCACATTTTTAATATTTTTTATGTATAGCCTTTCATAGCGATCTAAACGCACTGCTAAATTAGCAATTGGGATATTTTGTGGAGCATCTAAAAAGCCTTGGCGTGTTTCATAAAATTCATTCTTCAATTCTTCGCTTAAAGATATACCAGCTCGTTTAGTTGGATCATAGTTTTCTACCTGTTGTCTGCTTACATCAATATTAAATTCTTCCTTGACGAGTGCCACTGTTTCTTGTGGTGTATTAAATACCGCAAGTGACCGTACAATAAAGAGTTTTTGCTTTTTGTTTAGGGTTGCCATTCTCTCTATCCGTCAAGGTACGTCAAGGAAGAAAGGCAAAAAAATATTAAGCCAGCTTCAACAAGCACGTACCGCATGCATGTGCAATTTTTGCTTTTGAAATTGTTGGCCCTTTATTTGCCAAATCAACCATCTTCTGAACTTGTGGTGATGCACCATAGCGTTCAACTACGCCGTGAAATTCTTCTACATCATGACCACGTAAAAATAACTTTGGCTTACCACTCGACATAAATTCAAGTTCACCCCTTTTATCTCGTTTATGCCCAATGTGATAAAGCTCATGTTCAACCAATGCTAAAAAGTCTGTATCGCTCATCACTTGGCATACACGGGCATCTAAAGTGATCATGTAATCAGGAACTTCCTTAAACCATTCAATGTATTGTGCTTCTTGTCGACCTTTGCGCCATCCGCCTGCATTAATCATGATTCTTTCAGTTTGACCATGCACACGTCCACCTTTAGCCTCACAAGTCGAATAAGCCCAAAGAAATGAAATTTCAGGTGGGTCATAACTCAATAAATGCTCATGATCAGGGTTATATAGTGGACTATCGCTATATAAGAAAGTTTCAACAATCCACGGCCATAAATCTTGATTTGCTGGCTCAAAATGAAGCAATCCACCGCTTTCCATAAATTCCTCATCACTATTAAAATGATGATCTTGTTCAGGTGGATAAGGTCGTTTCATTTAAAAGCCCTCTGGTTTATCACGGCGCTTTTTGAGCTGATTTAGCTCAAATACAGCTAAAAAAAATCGCTCATCTATGTGAGCGATTTCCTCTTGTGTCTTGCCATGCATTGAGCAACTGCCAATATGGCTTAATTCGTTCTCTATTTCTCGTATCTGGTCATCAAACTGCTGATAGTTCATGCCATACCCCAAAAATAAAAAAGTGGCCTGTACCTTTCAGAAAGCCACTATATGACTATAGCCACACTTATGCATGGCGATCCTGATTTGCCCGACCTACGGCGATTTGTGGTTTTTGGTCATTAATGACAATAAGACGGCTTTTGTATTTTTGGCGAACGGCGTAACTGATAATAAGTAAGCCAATGACCAAAAAAAGCGCCGCCCACCAAAGACTAATTAAACTCACAATTGAACTTAATAGAATTGACACAATTCCATTGTGAATAGAAAAGGACTTCTCTTGTCGATGTAGCACAAAATAAAGCCCAACAACTACGCCCAAAATGAGCCATACAACTTGAATGACACTCATTTAATTTTCCTTGTTTTCAATTCCAAAAAATGCATTTATGCGTTTTTTCAGATTGTCTTTAATAGTTGGTAAAAGTTCAAAGATTAAAGCCTTTAAACTTGGTACAACAGACGGCGCAACAAAAGCAACGCCAGCCACCCATGCAACGTGAACAATGCTCAATTGTTTTTCAAAATGAATGATATAGACCATTGCAATGATACTTGCCAAGATTGAATACACCAGCTTGGCAAGCACACTGATTTTTTGTTCTGTCGCTGGGTCGGGGGTTAGGATTGAGGCAATACTACCGAGAGGAATAACAACCAGACATAAAAAAATGATTGCTTCATCTGAATATTCATTTACTACCTTTTTATAGACTTCCCCAGCGTAGGCGTTTTGCAATACTGAAATAACAGGGACGCTAAAAATGACAGATAAACGAGTTAATAAGCCGAACATACGCTCTCTACTTTTTTTGCAAAAAAAAATTGGGTTCGGCGCTGGCTTAATTTAATGATTTTTCAAGTACAGAAATTAATTCTTGTGCCGTTGCCGCCGTGCGGTCAAGGTGGAATCCTGTTTGACCGATAATCTTTTTTAAATTTTCATCGTTTGGCAAATTACCTTCGATGCTTGTTTCTTCTGAAAGTTGATCAATACAAACTAAAGACGACTCGCATGTATTGATTAGAATCTTCAGGCTTTCTATTTGTACCTTTACTGAGTTAATAAACTCTTGATTATTCTCATTTTTTACAACTTCAAGGACTTCTGATTTGTTTTGTTCTGGCATTTCTTCCACCTCTTTGCATAAAAAAAGCCCAGTTTTTACACTGGGCCTAAATGGGTCATCACAGATAATCAAACATCTACAGTTAAAAATAAATGTAGGTTCGACCATCTTAGAAAGAAATATATATTAACGGATAATTGATTTCAATAAATTCATTTATATTTAGTATAAAAAACTTGATATTTATTTATATATTTCACTTTTGTTTCAATAAAACATAAAACGCACTTAACTTTTTACATATAAACATTTATCATATCTACATCTTTTATACATAAAGAACCTACATATCATTCAGAACTCATATTTTCGCAAATAAAAACAGGGCATCATATTCCTATAATGCCCTGTTTTTATTTTTAATATAAATACATAAATTTTTAATATAAATAATTCATAAAAAAGCTAATACATGGTTATGGCTACTCTTGGTTGATGCAATTAGGCAAAACACGATTAAAAAAATCATTGCTGCTAAGAACTGGTTTTGAGTCATAATCATAGACCTGTACCATTAGGTGTTTTACGCTTATTCCATATTTTCACAGCAAGGTTCACAACCTCACGTTCGTTTTCCCAATCAGTCAATAAATAATCTTCACATAGCTGGTGATCATCCCATGCTGCAAAATCTGTATCTGGTGCTTTTGTACCGCATTCATGACAGCTTGCTTGTGCTGTCCATGTATTTAGATGCTCACCTTTCAATAAAATCGTATCTACCACAACAGAATTTAAACCACACCAAGGACACGGCGCTGATTTAATATCTGGTTGCATGTTATTGTTTTGATCTTCATGCCAGCGATTACCTTTCATTTTTCACCCCGTCTAACAAAGTCAAAACAGTCATACCCACCAAGGTACGGTTTACCTGAAGAATCCACGGCGCTGATAATGTCCATGTATGTGCCAGTTTTAATAAGAGAAACTATAAGTTCTTTATCACCCCAGTTTTTTATAGTCGTACTGGAAGGCTTAACAATGTCCCCGACCATAATCGTTATAGACATATTTCTAGCCCCATTACTTCACTGCGGTATTTCATTTCTTGCTGCTTCAGGTGTTTAATCTTAGCTACCAAGTGCCTACTCATGTCCGTTAATTCTTCTCTTATGAAATTGTCATAATTCTTACAGCATGCGGTGTACCATTTCCGTGTAAATGGCATAGATGGCTTAGAATCATCTTTTTCAATATGCTGAATTGAGTCTAGGTAAATTTGGTAAAAACCATAATTCACACGTTCAGCCCAGTTATATTCTTTTCGTCCAGTACCGTCACACTGTGGGCATAACTCAAATTCATCATAATATTTATGTGTATTTTCATTCCACACACGAACATGCCATCCACCATCCCCAACACATTTAGGGCATTGTCCTTTTGAGTAAAAGAAGGCCCATACTGCTGCTTTGGTTACACCATCGGCAAAAACTGAAGTAGTACATATTTTTGGAACATACTTTTTATTTCGCATTTCTTGCATAACACGCTGTTTAAAATAGCGGTGAAGCAATTCCATGTTATAGCTACGGCGCTGGTCTATAGCTGCATAGATATACCAGCTATATTGTTCAGGAAATGAAGCAAGAACACCGCATAAGTCCTCTTGAGTGATGATTGGATTACCATCACCCTGCGAAGGCTCATAATTTGGGGTTTTGACATTTAAACGGGCAAAGAGTTCTAACATTTTCTTTCTGCCTCCAAGATTGCTAACGGCGTTTCTAAGTTTTTGCTTAGGTCTTGGACATATAGGACACGGTATAAGTGCTTTCCAAGAATTAGATTCTTATTGAACTGAATGTCTTTTTTGATGATGTTCACAGTCAGCTTATAGCCGACTGCTGCACCAATAAAACCACCAGTTAGAAAACAACACATAATTACTAACCAGAAATTCAACATGCTACCCCCATGCCTATACCAGCAATACGCTTTTTACGATCCCTTAGTTTTACCCGTTCATTAAGTTCACCTTTTTCAATGAGTCTTTTAATCACGGCGAAAACATAGCAACTATCACGGCAAACAGTTTCAGCAATGCGGTTAAATGGATAACCATCTTTGTACATTGAAGTAATCACATTTAATTCACATAGCCACAAACCACCTGTATGTTTTGCTAAGTCCCTGTGAATTTTTGAATGTGGCTTTTCTTTATCAATTTTTGTCATGCAATCAACACCCCGTTACGACTCTTAATAAAAAGTTCAATGCTCTCTAAGGCCATACCTTTCTTTACTTGCTCTGTTGTATATCGAAGTAATGAAAAACCAAGAATCTGAGCTGAGTTATATTTGATAAGGTCTGTTGAATAACCATCATGTGTTGTATGGCGGCTTTTTCCTCGCGTACCGCCTTCAACCTCTACCAAAAGGTTAAAATCAGTTAAATAAAAGTCAGCTCTAAAATTTCGGGTCGGATCAAAACTATATTCTTTTACATAATTAATGCCTTTGTAGCGTAGCTGAACACTTAAATCTTCCTCGCCAATGCTGCCCATGTCTAAAGCTGCTCTTTGCTTCTTAATTTGCTGGCGAATCTTCGGAGAAATTTTGCTTAAATCGGCCAATGTTAATCGGCTTCTTTTACGTGCTGATCCCATGCTTAAACCTCTGTTACATGCTGCTGTCTTACAAGCTCAATGAATGGCCGATCTTTAAAATGGTGCTTAATGCGCGTTACCAGGTAATTAGGAACGCGATTCGCATAGTCCAAATAGCTTGTCTGTAAAATGATATTGGTTAACTCAATGTTTTGGCCTTTGTTGTCCTTTTGGTACTGTCGAGCCAAGCGCTTGAATTGATAGAAAGTAATAATGATCATGCTGCACCCTGATATTTGCTTTCATGACTGAAATTGGCACGTACAAGTGCTTCAGATAATTGCGGGCAAACTGAATTACCAACCATGCGACCTTGCTCGGTTTTAGTTAGCTTTATCGTGTTGCCATGCTCATCAATGCCGTAACTGAAGATATATGTAGTTGGGAAACCTTGAGCCTTGAATAATTCAACTGGCTGAAACATACGCATGCCAATATCAACAATTTGATGTAGCTCACCTTTTACAGTCACTAAACCAAAACGGTCTTTGGTTGGAATTGTTCTAAGTGGAGTATTTAAGCTATTTCCGTCTTTCTCATTGCCATAAAATGCGGTCAAGAATGCAGATACATCTGGTGCTTTAAAATCAAGAGATTTCAAATCAACATTCTTATCGCTGTGCTTTTCAATCAATGCTGTAACCAATGCATGATGACCACCTTTAACCTGAGCACAAATAGTCCGAAGTGGCTCATTTGCTGACATACAACGTGGGCTTGAAGCATTTGCAATTTCAGTCATTACTGGCGCAACCTGTTGGCTATCTACGTCAACAATGAATGGATCAGGATTATTAATAACTTGGCGAACCAAACCATTTGCTAAACGGCGTGATGTAGCGTCAACAAGTGGTTTTGATCGTTCAAAGATGCTTGGACATGGAATTGTCCAGTCAATACATTCCGCAGCCGTGCGCCAAGGCTTTAATTTCCCATTTTTTACTTCTGAACTTTTTGGGTCTGCATGCGTAGGTTTTGGAAAAACAATTGGTAACCCGTCACGGCGCGCAATTAAGAAAAAACGCTTACGAATCGTTGGTGAGCCATAGTCACAGGCACGTAATTCTCTCCATTTAACTTCATAACCCTGATAGCGTAATGCTTTCACAAAGCTTCTGAATGTTTCACCCTTATGTTTTGGACATGGACGACCATCTTCAGCAGCACGGCCCCAGGTCTTAAATTCTTCGACATTCTCAAGCATGATGACGCGTGGTCGTGTCTTTGCTGCCCAGCGCAATGCTACCCAAGCAAGACCGCGAATTTTCTTCTCAACAGGTTTTCCACCTTTGGCTTTTGAGAAATGCTTACAGTCAGGTGAAAGCCAAACAAGGCCCACTGGTTGATTGCCAGTCACTTCAATTGGATCTATATCCCAAACGCTCTCGCAGTAATGCTTAGTATCAGGGTGATTAGCTCGATGCATCGCTAAAGCTTTTGGATCATGATTAATAGCAATATCAACAGGCCGACCAAAAGCAGCTTCTAAACCAGTACTTGTACCTCCACCGCCTGCAAAATTATCAATAATCAATTCATATGGTAATAAATCAAACATAGTTATTTCCAAAATTCTGTGAATATCCGTTTTCGTACAATTTTTATGCTTAGGCTAATAAATAAGCACTATTCATCTTTTTAAGCTTTGGCAGAATCAGACCATTCCAGAGTAGACGGCGCTCATCTTCTGTAATTGAGCTAATGTCCTTGGATAACTCACCAAGGCGAGAAGCTTTTAAACCAACACGTTTAGCAATGTTCTTATGCTGAACCCGATAGAAAATTGCAGTTTTAATCGCTCTTATCTGCATTTCATGATCTTGATAGCTCATAAATCCCTCATACGATGACTAATTCATTTATAAATTATATTGCTTTGTTTATTTCTATGCAATTTATATTTATATTTGTTTATATATAACTATTAGATTTAGAATTATATTGCGAAAATAGGAGTTTTTGAGTAATGGTTGATAGAGCTATCATTGAGTTAGAGGCCGCAAAATTGTCGGATCTATTCGCAATAAAAAAGCAAGAAGAAAAAGAGAAAGGCCGTTTATTCACTCAGAGCAATATTGCTAAGGTTGGGGGGTGGACACAGCCTAATGTGTCTGCTTACTTGAACGGCAGAGTTGAACTGAAAGAGGATTCGGCACAGGTTTTTTCTGATGCCTTAGATGTTGATATTGCAGCATTCAGCCCTAGACTTGCTGAACGCATATCAAAACGCGAAGCTATAAGTAGAAATCCTTTGCTGAATAAGCAAATGCGTATTAGCTACATTCCGACAATTGACGCTGAAACGATGGATAGCATTAGACCACGGTTTAAGGACAAGGATTTTATAATGCCCACCCAACCAGCTACGACCCCAGTTTGTTTAAATCTACCCGAAAACGCTTTTGGCTATATCCTTGAGGATGATGCATTAGAAGGTATAAACACCAAGAATATACATTCTAAAAACATACATCCAAAAGGAACGCTTTTTGTTATTAACCCTGAACGTGAACCAAAACCACAAGATATTGTCCTTGTCGGCAATAAGAACAAGCCGAGTGATTACCACTTCAGAATATATACAGTGCTTGAAGTAACGGCCAATGATGAAGTGATATGCTCATTTGAACCGATTAATCAAAATTTCCCTGTCTTACGTGAAAATTATGAAATCATTGGGGTTGCTGTAATCTCGCAAAAATCTCTCTAAAATTTATAAACCATTAATAAAAGCCAGCTATATGCTGGCTTTTTTGTTTATTTACTTATAAAAAATCATATTTTGTTTATATTTATGTATTTTTTTTGCTTAAAAAGCATAGATTTACCCAAATTAAAAATAACTAGATATAACTATATGTAAATTTTTCATTGATTTTTATTTATATTTGTTTATATTAATAGAAAGGGCAATAAAAAACCGCGCCATAAGACGCGGTTCTTGAGTTCAACGGGTGCAACCGTTTTCCCTCACTGTTCCACACTACACACAAAACAGGTGAAACTATGAATAATACTATCACACAAAATCCGATTAAGTTCGGTCACAACCTCCAAAAGGTTGATTTTGTTTACTATGCGTTACTTCCTTTCTTCATGATGGCTTTCTTCATCATTCAGATTGCTGACTTTTCTTCAAACTTATTCAAGTTGCTTAAACGTATAGCCCCTTTCGTTTTCCTTATCTTTATCACCCTGTTTGGTATGCGCTCTTGCCTTAGTGCTTATGAGTACGAATACAACCAGCAGCAAATACAAAGCATAAAACTTCAAACACTCGCTGAATAAAAAATTTAATTCGATCTCGCCTAAGCCTTGGCTTATGCAATATTCAAAGGAATATCGAAATGTTACCAATTATCAAACCAACTGAAGCCATCCTAATCAATGCAATTAAACTCTATATCTATGGAGGCCCAGGAATCGGAAAAAGCTCAATTGCAATGACTGCAAAAAATGCCCTTCTTCTGGATGTGGATTTAGGTGCATATCGCACAGGATTTCTACGCCGTTCTTCTGTTTATGTAGCAAATAACTGGAATGCCCTAAGCTCACTTGATGTAAATAAAGACCTAGAACCTTACGACACTATCATTATTGATACTGTACAGCGCTTACTAGAACTTATCCGCGCCCACTTTGCGAATGATCGCAAAAACTGCAAACAAGATGGATCATTAAAATTAAATGTTCAAGGATCTGTAAATACAGAATTTACAACTTTTGTGAATCGTCTAATCTCAAGCGGAAAGGACGTTATTTTTATCGCTCATGCTACTGAGGACAAAGACGGGGACGAAACCATTATTCGTCCAGATTTAGGCGGTAAAAACAGAAACGAAATTTACCGTATTTCTGATTGTATGGCGTTCTTTAGCTGGGATAGAAAACATCAAGGTCAACAATGCCGTTTTCTAAAATTTGATAACAGTGGCGAGAAATACCACTCTAAAGACTGTGCAAGTCTTGGGAATGTTGAAGTTCCAGACTTAACAAATAACCCTACATTTCTGGCTGATCTTATTGCAAATATCAAAGATCATTTAAACACTATGACACCTGAACAACGCGAATTTCAAGAGCAAGAACAATCTTGGATTAAGTGGCAACAGGACTGCATAGAATCTCAATATGCAAGTGAATTTAATAATTTAAAAGAACAACTTTCCAATGAAATGGAAAATCCAAGGTTTAACCAAATGTGGGCCTGTTTAAAGCATAACGCCATCAAAGAGCGTGGCTTAGGTTATGACGAACAAACCAAAAAGTTTTTTGAAACTGCTGCTTAATTCTAATGCCGTGCATTGCGCGGCATAACTTTGGATTTAGAAATGAAATTTATTTGGCGATATACCGCAAAGATGCACCCTAAAGGCTCAATTCATGGCCTTGTTGAAGCTTCAACATTCACCGAGGCCCAGCAAATCGTAAAGCGCAATGAAATGGTTAAGTCTGTTTCTGTTGTTCTACATAAGAACCAAGTAGCAGCTAGAAAACAGCGCTATGAAGTTTAAAAACACCAAGAGGAAAATATGATTAAACAACTTGAACCCGTACAAGTACCTGTCGATTTTGCAGAGTGGTCGCACCCTGATTTAATGTTAATTGACCCTCGCTTACAGACCAGCAGCGAAGAACCATACTCAAGAGAAGAATGGGAAAAGATGCAGTCTGACGGTGGTATCACTATTAAAGTTGAACAACATTCTATTGAAGATGTTTCCGAAATTATTGGTGATGATGACCTTGAGGATTGGAGCAACTGGAAACCTAATCCGCCAACACCTGACCATTTCTTAATATGTGGGTTTTCCACTGAATATGATTTTATTGTCTTGTGGTGGGCTAAAAAAATACAGGGTGAAGCTCATGAGTAAAGTCCTGAAGATCACTTGGCTTGCAGCTTGTGAAAATTGTGGCTTTAGTGACTATGCAGAGGTAACAACTGACCGTGGTATTGGTTGCTATTTATGGGATGGTGATCAAGCTAAATGCCCTAAATGCGGAGCCACTGGAATTATTGAGTGTGAAGATGGTGCAGCAAACGTAAATTGGAATATGGAGCAGGCCAATGAATAGACCAATAAAAAACATCATGAAAGATATTAAGGCAACTAAAGCCAAACTTTCACAGGATCAGCTAAGCGGCCATAATACAAAGGCTTTACAGGATAAATTGCAACGTCTTGAAGTTGAACTCTGTGAGCGTGTTTCAGCAAGTGACAATCATTTTTTTAAGTTGTTCTATAAACAGGCTCAAGAAATACTTAATCCTGATCTATTCAATAAAGTACGTAGTATTGCACACACAAGGGCCATACAACAGCAAACATAACTTAAAGCGCCGTAATAGGCGCTTTTTTAATGCATAAATACAGCATTGGACACCTAGACATTAAAAAACCAGCATATAGCTGGTTTTTTTGACTGCCTCTTTGGACAATCTAACAATAGGAGTCCGTGTAATGGACAAATAAACAATACCTTTCACAGAAATATAAAGCAATAAAAAATCAGCATATTTGCTGATTTTTTACAAACAATTACTTTATCGAGTGTACCGAACACTACAGCCAAGCTCTTTTAATGCAGAGCGATACATATTCAATTCACCAGCCATTAAATCAGCTTTAATGCGTTTCTTGAAATCTGGCATATTTTCACCGATTTTAGCCAATCCAGCCACCGCCTTAAATGCTGCCTTTTCCTCTCCGCTTTCAATAGCACGTATAATTTTATCAGCATACATTTGTGCCTGATCTTCACTCATACTTATGGTTGCCTTGTTTTCTCCTGATTTAGCCACTGTTACGCTTTTATGCTCTAACCGTGGTTTTCTAGCAACTTTTGGCTTTGATAGCTCTAACGCGAAATCCTCGCCGTTATCAGGGGTTATATTTTTACCTTCGTGATAATCGAATAAAAAAGAAATATGAGAAATTACACGGCCATCTTTTTTATATGCGACTTTTTTAATGAAAATATTAGTTTTTGTATTGATCTTCTTAACAGCTTTTTCAATGACATTTTTCCTAAAATCACTGAATAACGCATATTCCCCGTTTTCAACATCAACGCCAAGCTGAAGCTTTAATGTCTGTACATCAAAGATTGGTGCATATTCTGCATTTTTCCACTTTAAAAGAAGCTGGAATAATCGCATTGCATACTTATTGCCAAGGCCAGACGTTTGCCGTAAATCAATCAAAGTAAAGTTTTTCTCGACTTGGCTGGCAAAAGGCAAAATGGTAGGTGAAAAGTACATTCTAATTCTGGACTTTTGATCTACTTCTTCTTTCGTATGAATCCAACGCCCTGTTTTCTTAGAAACCACGCCGTCATCTGCTATTACCTTCCAAGTGAATTGACGTTCAAAAATATTATTCTGAGCATTCAGAATTGCATTAAATGCAACATTCTTACTTACCCCATAAACCCTAGCATAATCAAGGGCATCAATATCAATTGCTGTCGTTGCATCGACATTCACACCGTTTTGTTCAAGCTGATTAATTTTTTTAAATGCAAGTAGCATGACAAGCTGTTCATGCGATTCCATTCTGTACATTGCTTCAACAATGGTGTTTGATTGTTTTAGATGCTCTGAATCAAGAACTTGGCGTTCTTTCATTTTTTTACTCTGTTTTGTGTGTATGCATAAATACTATACGTTTACCTTTATATGGTCAAATAATTTATTAACCACATATAAACAGAGGAATTGACTTAAAATTTGGTTAATGATTTGACCACATACGGTTAATGATTTGACCATATATGGTTAATGAATTGACCACATATAGTTAATGATTTGACCATATATGGTTAATGAATTGACCACATATAAACGCTGAAAGCATTACTGTATAAGGCTTTCAGAGGAATACAAAGATAGAAATATAGAAATATATGAAATTAAAGAAAGATGCTTCTTGTCTTTTTAAAATTATTTTTTGTTTCTTTTTCAAACAACACATATTTCATATAAATAAATATAAGTATTTATTTGAAAATATAAGATTAATTATCAGTAATATCGACAAAAAAGCCATTAAAGATCATAAATGTTAATGAATTGACCACATATAGCACTTAAAAAATAAGCAAATATTTATTTATACAATAAAAATATAAATAAATTTATAAAAATACTTTTAATTTAGGAACAATATTCCTATAATACAATCATGCCGAGCAATAAAGCTAAGGCGAAATAAACCACATACAGGTGATGATATGAATAAATTTGAATCTTACTCTATTGAATTTATTAAAATTGAAGCAGAAGCAGCAGGATTAACAGCAACTTTTGATAACAATGCATTTACAATTTTTTGTCATTCTTCTAACCAAATTATTTGTACAAATCTTTCTTTAAAAGATGCGTTAGTAATTGCAGATAACAGCGAATTTTCAGCATTCAAGCGAAAAGTAAATCAATCATTTGATTATGATTTATATAACATGGATTACGATCAAGCAGACTTCTTAACCGTTACATCATTACAATAAGCAACGAGGGCAAAATCCCTCCTTTTTTTCACTAGAACAAAAGGTAATAACATGATTCCTGATAGCAATAACTATAATCCTGATCCTAGTTATCTTCGTTACTTAGTTGATAAGGCCAATGTTAGCCAGCGTAAAGCAGCCCATATCATCGGTATCACTGAAAGGACAATGCGCTATTACATGTCAGATACAGCAAGCGAAACATATAGAAAAGCGCCGTATGCAGTGCAATTTGCACTAGAGAGCCTTGCAGGTGAATGGCTGGGTAAAGAATTTAAGCCATAAGAAAATACCACTAGATAAATGCCCTAAAATGTATATTTTAGGGCATTTTTTATTTATGATTGTTTTAACCTAAAAACAATACCAATAATCGCTATGAAAAACGGTAAAGCCCCTTTTATTTCAGAGGATGAATTAAGCCTTGTCCTGTCATACCAGAACGGCGCTAATGCCCTGCGTAATCGTGTTGTGTTGCTGTTTTCGCACTATTTGGGCCTACGGGCTAAAGAATTGGCTTCTTTGCGCCTAGATGACGTTTTTGATGTAACACGCAATCAAATTAAGCAAACTATCCGTTTGCTGGGTGCATATACAAAAGGCAACAAGTACCGTGAAGTATTCTTGATGGATCAGGAAACGATTAATCAGTTATTGGCATACATTGAGAAGGCCCACCAACATAAACAGCCAAAGTTTTTTTTATTTGAATCTCAAAAAGGTGGCGGCTTTAGTGCAAATACAATGCAAAGGATGATTGCTGGTATTTATAAAAAAGCTGGGATAAAAGCAAGCTCGCACAGTGGACGGCGTTCATTTGCAACACGACTTATAAGAAAGAATGTTGATATTTATTCTATAAAGCAGCTTATGGGACATACATCAATAAACACAACACAAGAATATTTTGTTTCAGACCCAAACAGGCTTAAAGATGAAGTTTTAAAGCTTAGTCAATAACTTATCTAATAGTAAATATTATTTTTATAATACAAATTGAATATGTATTACCATATATCTATACATATTCATTTACTCATGCACATAAATATAAATGTATTTATATTTATGTGGTTGAATATTAATATTTCTATGTAGTAGTATTCATGCACACACACAAAACATGGTACAAATAAATGATTCTATTGATTGCAAACTCAAAGGGCGGTGTCGGTAAAACATCTTTAGCAACATCATTTCTTGCTGAACTGGCAAAAAATAATGCTGTGATTGGTGTTGATCTAGATAGCGCAAATAAGGCGGCTTCTGACATTTGGAGTTCACAACGCACAGAAGAACAAGGCAAGTTTTACTATATGTCTGGAAATATACTGGATGAGTTAAAAAATGCTGGCCGTGAATATGATCATGTTGTTATTGATGCAGGCGGTTATGACAATGCGGAATTACGTTCCGCTATGGTTGTTGCTGATGTGATTCTAGTACCATTAAAAGTAGGTGCAAATAGCAATATTGAGGGTTTCCGCAATACAGTAGATTTAATCGCATCAATCAATAAAACACGCGAAAATAAGGCCCGTGTCATTGGTGTGGTAACTGGTAAGCCACATATTGGATCAACACCAGAAATTGACCGTGCTATTAATGAAATTGTCGAAGAACCTAATATTGAATCAGTTAATACAATTATTGGGGATCGTACATGGTATGGCCGTGCTTATGATTCTTATCAAGGTCTTACAGAGCTAGAGCCTGAGAATCACCGCGAAAAGAAATATATTGATATTGCGAAAGATGAATTTTTAAATTTATTTAATGAGGTGATGAATGTCGAATAGTACAAGAGGGCAGACACTTCCACGGCGTAACCGTGAAGAATCTGTCAAGTCAGAACTGACAGAGGCAGAGAAAGAGCAACAGCGTATTATCAATGGTGCGCCGTTGCATACGGCCCTAGCCGAGCAAACGAATCCTAATTCTATTGAATTGGAAGAAGTGGAGGAGGTTAAACCTTGGCGTGAAGGGACACCATTAACTGCGGATGAGCTAAAGGCAATTACGGAAAAAGTTTCTATGAATTTGCCGCTTGAGTTGTTAATGCGTTTAGATTTCATCTTGCAGCACGACAAGAAAAACCGCTTACTAGGAAAGAAAATCAACAAGACGACATTGTTTACTGAAGCACTGGATCAATACACAAAATCAAAGCTTAAAAAGCTTGGTTTTGATGTTAAAGATTAATAAAAAGCCAGCTATATGCTGGCTTTATTTATATTGAATATAAATAACAACATAAAAAATATAAATATTTTTTGCCTAAGTTGATCTTTATGAAAGAAAATAAAAATTATGTTGTACATTTTGCTTCAGACGAATCTAGCTTGCTTTGTACATGATTTGTCCAGAGCAATAAAGCCATTAAAATGAATATAAGTATCAATATTATGTACTTATAAAACTTTCCTAAGAATGCATCTATCATTTTAAAAATAGCCCCTTTTCAGCTACACGGCGATTAACCAAACCTTGAACTCGTTTACCATTGTCAAATACCCAACGATCAAATTGATTGGCCGTAGCAGAAAAATTTGATTGGTTTAATAATGTCAGTAATGTACTTTTTACAAATGATGTTTGACCAACGTTGTAAACAAAACTAGCCAAGGCATCAAACTGATTTTGAGTCACATTGACTTTGATATATTTATCTAGGCATTGGTCTACCCATTCACAATCATTTTTTAACCATAACTCAGCTTGTGCCTGAGTACAGCTATCGCCTTTTTTGACTGATTTACCATCTGGATATTTGATTGTTCCATAGCCAATTGTCCACACTCCACCAGTATCAAGATATGCTGTTGTTCGTAAACCTTCAGACTGTCGGATCAAGGCATAACCATTGTCTGAAATATCATGTTGTCCTGTAACTGCTTGGGCCTTTGGTAATTCAAAGCCAATCATTTGAGCAAAAACAGTAAGGCCATTCTTTTCAATTACGGCATCACCTGCGGTAACTTGGGCTTGTGATAACGTACCGCCCGACATAGCTCTTAACCATGTGTACATTTGTGCGATTTGTTGAGTTTGATCAACGCTCATATTTCTTTCCTGTATGCATAAAAAAAGCCCTGCTATAAGCAGGGCCATAATGGTTGATTGAATTAAACTTCTATGCGTCCAACCGTTCCAGTCGGCGCACTTCGCTTTATTTCAGTGCCAGCGATATAAACACGATCACCGACACTAAATTTAACTGCACTGGTACATAACAAAGTACCTGTACCATCTACAACTAAA